CAGATCTGAGACGCAACCGGACGCAGAATAAGATAGCAAGCACAAGTGGGACCCCCATATTCGGGACCACCTTCTTCAGAACCAACATAAAGGTACTGCCCTGGGTTCTGGCCGCCTTCATCAAGCTCCCACACAAAAGCGGGGCTCATGGCGGCAGCTTTGGACTCAAAGAAGTACAAATAGTTGTCGATAGTAAAATCACCATCAGTGTTCTTATTAATGAACTTGCAATAATGAGACTGTCCAAGGGCAAAGCGGGCCTCACCATTCAACAAAACCCGATCAGGAATGTAGAACGGAGGAAGAGGCTCACCCGCTGTGTAACGACTAATAAAAGCCTCATACACATTGGTAAAGTCAAGTTGCGGTCCGCTGACGAGGAACCAGCCGGGAAAGTCATCTGGGACAACATCCCCATCAAGTTGGCTAGCGTAGACTGGCGTACCTTGAGAGTTAGCAACACTCATGTTATTGACTCCCATCTTAATGACCGTTTGTCCAACAGGAAAAAGGTCAGAAGAGAGAGCTGGAACTTTAAATTCCCAAACATAAGTAATGAAAACATTACCCAGTTGTTGCCCCGCCGCGAGTGCAGAACCACTCATGAACGAGACTTCGCCTTGGGTTTCGGTCGCTTCATCGTTAGCTTCGCCACCAGTGCTGTTGAAATAAGCCTCAGCCAGCTTTGAGGGACGAATCGGTATGGACATTTGTTCGTAAATCGGGGCCTGAGCAAACGCGGGGCTGTTAACAAACTCATTGTAGGCATCCGGACCAATATCAAGCCCGTCTTGTCCAATGTTATTTCGGAAAGACATGCCCAATGCGCCTTCGTTGTCATTACCCACACAAGGGGCGTAGACAGCTTCGGCTTCAATGAGCGCGTTTTCCTCATACATGGACGCGAACTGGGCAAGATACCCTCCCAACGCTTCAGGTGATAACTCAAACCCGGGCAGGCGAAAACCCAGTGCGGGAATTGCCTGATCGACGGCGAGAGAAGTCACCATTTGCGTATCCGCAATACGGACCACGTGTCCTTCCTTGCCAACCTTCTCAGTGAACTGAGGGCCGCCAGAGAAAAACATGGTGCCATTCGCAACATTAGTAGGCATGTTCTTTGTACCAAAACTCGGACGCATAGGCATCTTAATTTGGCCAAAAGGAACAACCTTAAAGTTGCGATACACACCATTGTGTACCATCTGCAGATGGGGGACACCATTGATATGGATGTAACGAGAACCGGGAACAAGACCGTTCCGCGGTATTATAGCATTAGAAACCCCAGAAGTATTGGGGCCCACTCCAAGAGGACGTTTGAGACCTCCCGGAGCCAGCCTTGAGACTCCGTTTGCGCCTTTGCTGGAACTTTTTCCCTCACCACCTTGTCGGACTGTTTTTGCGCTACTTTTAACAGTTGCTGCAAGCTGTCCAACTCTTTTGGCAAGGGCGGCGTGCTCGGCAGTGGGCTTGGAGCCTCCACTGGAGCCATCGTCAATGGCTTTGCCAAGGAGGGCTTTTCCTCTTGCGAGGAGATCTTGGGCTTTGCCGTTGAGCGTGGCATAGATCGCGCGGTCTTTTTCGGCCGCTGCTTTGGACTTACTTTGGGTGGCGCTGGGACTGACATTCATCAACACATTTTTCACACCTCCAACCTCCGTGAGACTGTGTAAAAAAGAAAACTCAGCCTCGTGAAAGAATGAGTGAAAGTCGGAACGACTCTCCAGACCGAGATGGGCGTACACAAGTGCAGAATCACTTGGCACACCGAGACGTACAATCGCCTGCAAGTGAGCGTCAAAAGTAGACGTTAACTTGGTAAGGAGATTGACGTAAACAGCTCGGAGCTGTGAATGAAGATCAGCATGCGGCCATGAGTGAACGAGCAACTGACGCAAGCGTAACAGGTCTTCTGCGGCGGTGAGGGCACCTTCTCCGAGAAACCAAGCGGCTCGGAGGCGCTCTGCGTTGTACTTAGCAACGTAGTAATCGCCCCTTAGAACCGTGTCGGCACCAAGGAAATGGGAACCCTCAGGATCGTCGTAGATTTTGACTGATCCGGGCTTAAATTCAACATTAAAGATGGATTTAGCGCGTTCAGCAAACCAGACTAAGTCACGCAAGCGAGAGAACTTGCTCGGGAACTTCCCGCGGAAGTCATCCGCGTAAACATGTAGGACTAGTGACTTGAGATCAGCCACAGAACAAGAAGGACATGCCTCGATAGCCAACGTCAAAACGACGCTAGCTGTCCAGGGGTTGTTGTCATCACCGGTATTAAACTGCCCGGAAGGATTGGTTGTGCGAGATTGACAGACTAAACCATCAAAAAGAACGAAATTCACAGGATCAAGATTCTGGGATATCCATTCACACGCACGTTTGTCCATCGCGGTTAAATTGGTGAGATACTTGTGACGAGTTTGATACACCCAACGCATCAAGCGATGGTTCTTATCACAACGTGGCATATCTAGTTCGAGTACGAACTCGCCGGGGGCGCAAACTAACTCGGAAGTTAGCCGATGAGCGCCCCCCTGGCGCATATTAGTGCCTAGCTTAAACCAGTAATGTTGCTTCATTTGCTGGTTTTGACGTAGGTACATATGCTTCTGCCACATTAAAAAATGAACTGAAGGTGAATTAAAAATTCGTATCTTTTTCTCATCAATTTCCTCGAGGGACAAAAACTCAATTTTGGGGACAGTTTTAAAAAGAACGGTGGTCTTCGCCAATATGGCGTCAAAAAGATAGTGTGAGAACTCATCAGGAAAGTTGAGAACATCACCCTTCTTCTGCAATCCGACCGAAGTGAAATTTAGGCCGGACGAGGTTGAGAAATCAATGTCTGAGAAGACTTCGTGCCAGGGGACCGGGGACGCGGTCCACAAAGGCTCGAGTACGGTGTCAAGGACATCCAATGCTCGCACCACGGAAGGGTGCTGCATATGTGAGAGCTCCTGAGGAACATCAAATTTCATAGACGCTGTGTGTACATTAGCAAAGACAGGTTGAACAACAGCCCAAGTGAAGGGCTGGAGCAACGGGGCAGTGAGGGGCCCGTCAAAGTGCTTGACGAGCCCGTGTGCCACAGTACGGCGGTCGGAAGCCGCAAAAGTACTATGGACTTGGGTGTAACCAATGGGACGAATGTGCTGAAACGGCCAGCGTTGGGTTACCAACGCGAGCTCTGTTTCTGCTAGGGGCCTAATGTCGACCTCCAGCGGGACGTCGGGCCACACGCGGGGAGCGCGCGGCCCGACGCGACCCTCTAGTTTTTTATAGGGACGTGAATGCAATGGCCCCAATTATTCGGAGTACCCGAAATGTCAGGACCATTAGTGCCAGAGTGCAAGCCAAAAGCGGTTCCCGTTTTGGTATCGGTGATCAACATGCCACAGTCACCATCCTCCGTGGAAACTGTATAACGCAGTTCCTTCATGGAGGCGATGTCCGGGTGGGCAATTGGATCATTTAAATCCGTAACGAGTGGACTAGAGCCGGTAGAACCAGCATACAGCGTAACGTTAGAGACGCCCAAAATTCGGGCGCGATCGTCATCGTTGTTGAGGTACCAAACGGGCACAGCCTTACCAGGAATAGGCATGCTCTCAGTGGCAATGAACGCATTATCACGAGAGTAATCAAACTGGGTCTTGGTCACATCGATAGCATAAAGCTTGGAATCGACAGAACCAGGGACAGGGACAGGACGCACAAAAGCCCCGAGTGGGGCGTGACCAGCGTTGGTGCAATCCACAACCAAATGCGCTTTAGTTAGGACGAAAGTATGAGTTTTATCGCCGATCTTACCCGTTATTTTGCGAGCGTATCCAGTGCGGTGAAACACGCCTTGCGCAAGTAAACCAATCTCATAATTTGACACAATTGTGGCAGAGGTGAGAGAAACTTGCGTGTTGACGGATTTCGCCTCATGGTGGACAACAGGCTTAACAACGGTGGGGACCTTCGGGAACTCAGCTCCCTCGGTCTTGGGGCCGTGGTCGTGGCGTTTATGCCCTTTCCTGCCGCCCTTACGAGCCGAGAGAACCTTGTTAGCTTTCATGGCACTAGAACGACCGACGGCAGCGTAGTACTCATCCAAATATTTCTCGAGCTGATCGAGATGATTGTAGAGTTCAGCACGTTGTGCGTCGGACGAACCTGTGTCATCCAAAATAGAGCGAATAAGTTTGCAATCAGCAACCATGTTATCAACATCTTTGTGAAGAGCCTCACGATCTTCATCGGACATACGCTCAACCTCCTTGAATTTCTCCTGGAAGTTGGCGTCAGTACGCTGCTTCATACGCTGGCCAATTGAACCTTTGATTTGCTTTCCTTCATGGTAAAAATCCGCGTCCTGAAACCACATACGAGCGAGTTCGTTGTTTGTGGGATTTGGGACGTAATTAAACATGAGAAGGACGTGCGCGTCGCCACCTACAGTATAGGGGTGAACAATTAGACAGATAGAATTTTGCGACTGTTGTTCGGTGAAGTAATAAGTCCTCACATAGAAGTCGGGAATAGGCAGCATCAAATCCAGATTGCGATAAACCCCGTCGACGTACGTAAAACGAACCAGTGACTCATCCGGGTGCAATTCGATTGGGTGGGCACGCACTGGACCATCTGGGGTGTCCACGACAAGAAAGTCGTGGTCCTCCAGAGGGAGGAGAACGGGCGGATCAATAATCGTATGCTTCTCGGATGGAGAGGCTGCTGATTCGGACAACGAGTTTCGTATGCCGCGCACAAGCGCGACAGCGAGTTTGTAGACAGAGTAAGTAACAGCGACAACGCCAGTGGTGAAAAGGGCGGACCCTATCATTTTGGCGGCGTCGCCACTAACGAGATCTGAAAGGATGTAACGAACGGCACTAGAAGTTTTGACGGCACCGCTTTTGACGGCGTCGAATATCGCCCCTTCGTGTCGCTTACGCTTATCGCTACTCACAATCTCCGATTGTACAACCGGAGTGGGTGGACTACTTAAAGTAGGAGCTTCCACCGGGGGGGGGGGAGGACTAGTTGGATCAGCCATGACGGCTTCCCACAAACGGCGCAAATCATAACCACGACGAATGTAGAACAAGATATAGCAGGCACCAGCAACGATGATTCCGGACCCAAGGATACGCCATTGGTGTTGAACAAACCAGCCACGAATGGCTGTAAGGAAGCTCTCAGCAACAACGATTTCATCTAAGTCCATGTCACCATTGATGGCAACTTGCATAATATATTCTGGCACACGGGCAAGGGGTTTGACGAGTACGCCATCCTTTGACTTGCCTGCGGCTTTCGTGTAGAGGTTCGTGAAGTGGCCCTGAATCAAGATCGAATCAAACACCATATCATTTCCAACGCCTGGACGCGACTCGCCCTCGGGGAGGATATCCAAATACCATTGTGGAGTTCGATGATTGGTCGTGACGTATTCGCCGAAGGCGTGTTTCGCAACCTTGATCATCATAGGAATATGTTTCGGCTTGAAAAAACCAGAAACCAGTTGCTGGCGCATACTCAGCTCGTCTGGGGTTTCGTCACTCTCAG